ACCAGCTCCGACTACAGTTTGTGCGAAACCACCACTAGCAGCTGAAAAATCAGCAATAGTAAATGGATAAGCAGTAACACTAGTTGAAGTACCTGCACCAGCAGCTACAGCTCCAACGATAGCTTTAACAGTAACTCCAGTTAATGGATCCATTACTACTATAGTATCATTTGGAAAAATTGCATTTTGTATAGTTCCATTCGCGCCATTAGTTGGAACGTTTAAAACAAAGTTAAGAGCTCCACCTCCTAAAGGATTAGCAACATTAGTGTAAGACACATGTAACCTGTTTTGTTCAGACCAAATTACTTGATCTGATGTCATTGGCATTTCAGCACCAACCATACGTAAGAAACCGTTTAAAGTTCTATTTCCGTATCTCTCTACTTCTTGTTCATATATCTCAGGAAGATATTGTTGAGCAAAGTCATTTGCATTTGCTCCACCTTGATTGAACTGTAGATAATTGTTTTGCAAAGTTAATTGCGATTGCGATGGTATTAAACTACCAAACGCTGGATTAATTGCACCCATAATTTTTAATTTTTGTTTTAATTGTTAAATTTTCTTGTTTTAATCTTCAATTTTGAAGAATCAAGACCGCTTACTGATTTAACTTTTAATCCTCCAACAAATACATCTCCACCAGGTGATTCCCTAACTTCATTGCTTATGTTTTTAGATTTTGCAACAAGATCTCTAGTAGCATCGGATTTACCTTGCTCGTAGAAATGTTGCGCAATAGTGTCCACATTTTCAGCGGCATACATAGCTTTATGATAACCTTTAACATCTTTTACATTACCTTTTTCATCTAAGAACTTCTTAACTGTATTTGTAATATTTGATTGTTTAGTTCCAACTTCAGTTGGATTTTTTATCCCATACCTAAATTTCTTTTCACCTACATTGATATCAAAACCTTTGAAATCTTTAGCAAAATAATTTTTAGTGTTAGATTTAAAATCCTCGTGTTGTTGTTGAGCTGTGTTTTGCTCCTCGTTGTAACGATTGAAAAAGTCCATAGCTTTTTGTTGGTCTTGAGTAGTACCAGGTCTCAACTTGATTTCCTCGTAATATTTACTCTTTAAACCTTCTAAATGCTTTTGAGCTTTTGCAACCTCCTCTTTATACGCAAGTTTCTTTTTACGAACCTCACGTTCTTCATCCACTTCTTCATCATAAGAAAAATTATCTTCAATCATAAAGTTAATCTCTTCTGAATCTAAGTGTGACTTAGCTTGTTTGTAATATTCTCTTAAAAGAATATCATTGTCTACATTAGAATAGTCAGCGTTTAATCTAACATAGTCTTCTAACGTACCACCTGTTTCTCTCATAAAGTCTACAACTTTTTCAATGTTTTCAGGTAGTTTAGCTATTTCTCTTACCTCTTCAGGTGTTGGAGCAATGAGCTTTTCATCTAATTTTTCACCTATTTGTTGTATTTCTTCTTCTACAACTTCCTCAATAGGTTTTACTTCTTCTTCTTTAAGTTCAGTAACCGGGCTGGACTCTTGATCTTTGTCTCCAGATCCCACGCTTTGCAATCCCAATTCGGATCCTTCTTCGCGTAACACGCCGCTCTCTGTTTTTGGTTCTTGAATGGCATTTGCTTCTGTTTTAGGTTTTGATAAATCTACCTTTGTAGGTCCATCATTTCTTGTTAATTGTTTAGGCTTTTTAGATTTAATCTTAAAAGACCCTTCTTGTTTTACTTCTTTTGACATAATATAATAATATAAAATTGATTAATAAACTTATTGAGGAGCAAACTCATTACCTCCATCCATACCACCACCTAGCGTATCAAAACCTGTTGATTCAAAATCTTTAGGTAAACTATCGTTTTGTCTTTGACTTATTAATTCACTTTGTTGTGTTGCTTGGATTTTAGTTCTTTTGTCTTTTCTATCTTCAATAAATTGTTCTTTTTCTCCAACACCTGCATTTTGTGCTTGGGCTAGTTGAAGTTGATACTGAAACTCTTCTGCCATTAATTGTTTTTTAATTACAGCTTCTTGTTCCATTCTTTGTATTTCAAATTGTGATTTTGCTTGTTCAATTTGAATTTGTGTTTGAGCTAACGCTTGTTGTTTTTCAACCTCATTCATTGCAGCTTGTTCAGCAGCTTTTGCATTAGCTTCAGATTGAGATTGTATTTGTGCTTGTTGAGCCTCTTGATCTTGTTTTTGTTTTTGTACTCTTCTAAACTTTAATACTTGATTGGCTAAAGATGTATTTTTTATTTCTCTAATATCAATAGCATCTTCAAGATAGATTTGGTTTTGTTGTAAAGCCATTTGAATGTTTTGTTCTATCATAGCTTTTTCTTCGTCATCTGGTTCTAAATCTAAATATAAACCAAAATCATAAATATGTAAATCTTCAACTTCTTTTAAAGTTGCAACATTGAATTTACCTAAACTAGATTTTAATGCATTATTTGTTAAAGCAAAGTCTAGCATATCCGCTACTCTTAATGATATATTTTCACATGTTCTAAGTGTTAAGTATAAACTAGCATCTAAAATATGTCTTGTAGCAACATTTGAAGCATTAGCAGCCATTTTTTGTAAACCAACTAAAGCATTTTGATCTGGTAAGCTTCCGTCTCTAGCTTCATTAAGTCCAGTTACATCTCTTATCATTTGTAAATAGTATTGATAAGTAGCAACAAGAGATTGTATTTTACCGTTAGCACTAGATGTTTGTAATTCTTGAATAGGTACTTTACCTCTATTAGGATCTCCATCTTGTGTTAAACTTCTACCAACTATACTACCAGTTTGGAAATACATGTTTAAAGCTTCTTGCGGATTGTAATTAGTTCCATTACCTAAATCAACCTCAGCTAAACCATCAACATCTACAAATACACCATCTGGTACCATTCTTTGAATTACCTGTTGAAGCTTTAATGATGTTAATTGTATCATATCAGCAAAACCTGTTATACGACCTACTAAAGAATTTATACGACCTTGATATAAATGAGGAGCACAAATAACATAATTCATTTTAACTTTAGTTAAATCACTCTTAGGTCTTGTCATGTTTTCAGCCATCTTCCATTCTAACATTTGTGGAACACCCATAACTTTAACACCTGTGTATAATACTTCTATACTTCTTGAAACTCTATCAAAATTATCGCTTGGAGGAGGATTAAAAAAATCTTCTTTTTGTAGTGTTTTTTCTAAGCCTTGATCAGTTCTTTTTATTTTAAATACTTGATCTACGTAAGTTTTGTATTCAAAATACATTACTTGCACTAAATCATTGTCGTAATTAGGATTAGCCATATACCCTTGTCTTCCAGGATATTTAACAATAGTTTCTAGCTCTTCATCAGTAAGAGTTGGAAATTGTTTTTTAATTTCAGGTATAGTTAATGATTTGATTTCACCTACATACCAAATATCTTCAAAATTAGGATCATTACTATATGAGTATACTAAGTTGGCAGGATCTACATAATCAATAACAACTCCTTCAGCTTTATTAAATTGAGTTTTTACAGCACCAATTCCAATAGTTACAATGTCTTCATTTATTCTTTTGTTAATTAAATGATATTTATTAAAAGCTAATACGTTATCAATTAATTCTTCTTCAGCAATTTCTATAGATTGTTTATAGTTTAATTGCATATGAACCTCTAGTTCTTCTTTAGATTGAGGTAGGTCTTGTGGATTAGCAGATTTATATAAATCAGCACCAAGTTGACCTTGTATTTCTTGTAATAATGGTTTTGCAGACATATCTCTCATTATATCAGCAGCATATTTAGTTCTTTGCTGTTGAGAAAAAGGATCTTGAGCGTATGCATTAATCTCGTAATTCTTTGATGAAATACCGTTAACAACTATATCTACAAACTTAGGTATAATAGGTACTGGCTTCCAGTCTAAATTTAAATAAGACAAATCACCATTAATAGATAATTCATCTTTATATTTTTGTACAGGCTGTTCGCCTCTTGCGTATAATCTTAATTTATTAAAATTAGAATATCCTTGATTCCATTTGCTACTATTTATTCTTCCTCCTCTAAACCATTCATATTCAATAGCTTGCCCAACTGCAAGACCGTATTCTAAAGTTTTCTTTTCCGCTTCTGGTACCACCTGGCTTGGAAATGCACTATTAGTATTAATGTTGATCATCTAATTAATTATTTTTGATTCATTACCTTTGTTATCATATTTAGAAAAGTTTAAATTTACTGGTTCTTTAATAACTTCAGCTACTGGTCTGTATTTATTTTTATTGCAAGCCATGATTGCAAGCCCTGAACTAATCGAGGCGTCATGTTTTGTTCTATCATTTATATTAAAAGCTGCCCAATCTTCTAATGTTTTTTGGAAGTACATAGCTCCATATTGTTCGTTGTTATATCCAACAAACATGTCTATGTAAGATTCTATCGCTGCTGCATGAGCTTGTTTTACATCTTCACTTGAATTAGGTATACCCCCTATTTCTTTTTCAGTTACAGATAATTTATGTAAAGTTTTATCAGGCCTGTTCATAGAGTAGCCTCTGTAACCTCTTCTTTTAAAATAATATAAAAGTCTTGGTTTATTATTTTCTGCTAATATTGGCATCCCATAAAAAATGCAAGCCATTAAAACGTCTTCAAAAAAGATTTCCGCAGTTGAAGGTCTTGATATGTATTCTAAGAAAAATAAGTTAGCCGGACAATCGTCCATTGTAAATTTTGTTAAACCGTGAAGTGATCCTTTAGAACCTCTTCCATCAACTGTTCCAGATATGTCATAACTGTCACAACCAAAAGCTCCCATATGTTCATTAGCAGGATGTTTAGCTCCATGCTTAATTATATGTCTATTTTGTTGATTTATATTAGGAACCCAAGAAACAAGAAATCTACCTTGCTTGCTAGGTACAAATATTACTTTAGTATCTTTAACACCATCTTGCCATTGAAAACTACCCTGAGTGACAACGCCTGAATGTTTTAAATCTTCGTTATAATCTATTTGTTCATAGATTTTAGTAAGATTAAATAAAGACTGTTTAGTCTCATCTCTGAAAGCGTGCTTCTCTGTACGTGGAAATTGTCGGTATAATTCATTAAGTCCATCAGGATCTTCCTTAAGGCCATCTACTTCATTGTCCCAGTGTTCAATGACCCCAATTTCAATCTTTTGGCCATCAATGCCATAAGTTTTGGATTTTGGAGTTTCAAAGACAGGGTATCCATAAGAATCAATGTATCCTTCGTAGTTCCACTCCATAGGTATAAACAAGCTATATAATCCTGAGCGAGTCTGTCCATTGCGGTTTCTTTTGCTGACATTTGAGTCATCGTATAATTTTTTGTAATTTCTACCTCCTTTATCTAAAGCGTTTGATGTTGATCCCATCATACACTTACCTATAATTCTACTACCTAATCTTAATGTTGTTTTTGTAACTCGCCAATTGTTTAGTATGTTCTCTGGTTTTTCCCATTTGCCAGCTTCATCATGTA